CATTTTTTGGTGTCAAAAGTCCGAAGATGGGTAAAAATGGGTTTAGGTACCAGAAAGATTTGAATTTTGAAGGGAGTTGAGTAAACGAAATGAGTGGGAAAATGGGTCGGCCAAAGACGCCGACAGCACAATTGAAAATTCACGGAACGTTCCGCAGGGACAGAAGATACGACGATGAGCCGATGCCGGAGGTTGGGATTCCTGAAAGGCCGAAGTTTTTAAAAGGCCCGGCAAGAAAAGAATGGGATAGGATCACACCAATACTTTTGGAAATGCGATGCATTACCGATGCGGATATGGCGATGATCGCTGCATACTGTTTTGAGTGGGGCCTGTATGCGACTTTGGCAAAGAAAGTTAAATACGTTGACTTGATAGTAACTACCATTAACGGAAACGAGATATTGAATCCGCTTTATAATGCACGAAACAGGGCGTTGAAAAACTTCAAGGAACTGGCTTCGGAATTTGGGTTGAGCCCATCGTCCAGGACCCGGATCAAGGCGACGACCGAACCGGGGAAACAGAATCCGTTTGCGGCCCTTATGGGTGGTAACGCTGCGGGGTAGAAAATAAAAAATTAAAAGCAAGTTACAGGCTGCCGGATATGGCGGCCTTTTTTATGGAAATAATTATTGGGTTTTAACGGCAAGGGAACAATGCTGACCGAGTGTGAGACTTATAAGGCACAGGCGATCGTTGATCGGTACATTGAGGATGTCTTAACCGGTCGAATTGTAGCGTGTGAACTTGTAAAGCTCACTATCAAAAGGCACCTTGATGACCTGGAAAATGCCAGCGATAGGGGTTTGTATTTTGACCCGGCTGCTGCCCAGCGGGTAATTGACTTCACCGGCTTGCTTAAACAGTCAAAGGGTAAGTGGTCAGGCAAGTTTCTTGTTCTTGAACCGTGGCAGGTGTTTATCAAGTGGGTTCTTTTTGGATGGATGAACGCCGATGGTACGCGGCGGTTCAGGGTTGCATATCAGGAAGTTGCCCGCAAAAACGGCAAGTCAACTGACATCGCGACAGTGGGTTTATATGGGCTGGGGTTCGATGGTGAGGGTGGTTCGGAAATATATTCAGTTGCTACCAAAGAAGACCAGGCACGGATCACGCTTAAAGAAGGTCAGTCTATGACCCGCAAGAGCGGCAACCTCGGCGGTCTGGCGACGGTTCATAAAAAGGCTGTTTCAATCGATTCGAGAGATGCGACGTGGCAGGCGTTGGGTCGGGATTCTAAAAATCAGGATGGCTTAAATCCGCACATGGTTCTGATCGATGAGTTTCACGCACACCCCGATCGGAGCATGCTTGACGTGATGGATTCTGCGGTCGGTGCCAGGATGCAGCCGCTTTTATATATCATTACGACGGCGGGATTTAATATGCAAAGTGCCTGTTACAAAGAACGCGAATATGCGATCAAGGTTCTCAAAGGTATCGTTGAAGATGATACTTACTTTGCGATCATATTCACGCTCGATGAGGGTGATAGCTGGAAGGACGAAGAGGTCTGGATCAAGTCGAATCCGAATCTTGGCGTTACCGTAAGCATTAAAGATATGCGGCGGATGAAGAATAAGGCGATTGAGTCGCCTGCCGCGTTGAATGAGTTTCTTGCAAAGAAGCTCAATATCTGGACCACTCAAAAAGTTAAATGGGTGAATCTTGAAAAGTGGGGAGAATGTAAAGGATTCGTTGATGAGCGGGATTTGTTGGGCAGGAAGTGTTTTGGTGCGTTGGACCTTTCCAGTAATACGGATATTACGTGCTGGGGTTTGGTCTTCCCGTATGACGAGGGCGAGTATGTGTTCCTGCCGCGATATTATGTGCCGCAGGATTCGCCGAGAGTAAGGGAACGCAGGGATAAGGTGCCTTACGAAGCCTGGGCGAGCGAAGGATTTGTCACGTTAACAGAAGGTAACGTGATCGATTACGACGTTATCATGGAGGATGTATGGGCCGACTGCGGAAAGTTTGATGTTCAGAACATTGCATTTGACCGCTGGAACTTCGAGGCGATCCGCCAGAAGCTGATCAAGGAAGGTGTGCCGGAAGAGAAGATGATCTCGTTCGGGCAGGGATTCGCTTCGATGAGTGCCCCGATGAAAGAGTTGGAAAAGTTGTATCTGTCGGGAAAGATCATACATAACAACAATCCGGTAACGAACTGGATGGCAAGTAACGTCGCGGCGAAGATGGATCCTGCCGACAACATCAAACCCGACAAGCAAAAATCAACAGAGAAGATCGATGGAATAGTTGTGCTTATTATGGCACTGGGGATCGCGATAACAAAACTTGAGAGCATCGATCTTGACAGTAATTTACGGGAGGTCGGGATATGAGCGGAAAATCAAACATAAATAAGCCGGTGCTATTAAGGCTTTTGATAACTATAGCTGGATATAGTCTGCTGGTTGCGGGGGTTTATGTGTTGTATCCGCCCGCCGCTCTTCTAACTGCGGGGATTTTACTGACTGTGGAGGCGTGGACATAATGCCGTTTATAGCCGATCTGATGAATATTAAAAATGCCATTAAGTTAACGGGCGGCAACCCGCAAAGTCCTCAACCCTGGCTTCAAAAATTATTCGGGACCACTGTAACATCTTCAGGGATGGCTGTCGATGAAGATACCGCGTTGAAATATTCAGCGGTATGGGCGGCGGTTAATATTATATCAGGGGCGATAGGTTCACTGCCCTTGCTGACATATCAGCGGGTTGGGGAGGGTAAGGAAAGAGCGGCAACGCACGGGGTATATAGCCTGCTGAGGACCAGGCCGAATCCGTTTATGGATGCCGCGACGCTGCGTGAGACTTTGCAGGCTCATGTAATGTTGTGGGGTAACGGATATGCGGAAATTGAACTTAACGGGGCAGGCAGGCCGATTGCGTTATGGCCGCTGTTGCCGAACAAGGTTGTTCCTGACATCGAAGACGGCAAGGTTATATATAAAATTCAAACAGATACCGGCGAGGTTAAGCTGCCTTACAGTCAGGTATTGCATATCAAAGGCCTGGGCTTTGACGGGATCAAGGGATATTCGGTAATTCAATATGCCGCCGAAAATATGGCTCTTGGGCTGGCGGCGGAGAAGAATGCAGCGTCGTTTTATGGCAATGATTCCAGCCCGATGGGGATATTGACAACGGAATCATCATTGAAAGCAGACACTAAAGATGAGATCGAAAAGCAATGGGAAAAGAAGCACAAAGGTCTTGACAGAAGGTACAGGGTCGCTGTTTTGCATAGTGGCCTGAAGTTTCAATCGGTTGGGATCCCTGCCAAAGATGCCCAGCTTCTTGAATCACGCAAGCACGGCATAAGTGATATTGCAAGGTGGTTTAATATTCCGCCGCACATGCTGGCCGATCTTGATAAGGCGACGTTCTCGAATATTGAAGAGCAGGGAATTGATTTTGTTCGCTGGACACTGAATCGCTGGCTTACCAAGTGGACGATGGAATGTGATTTTAAGTTATTCTTGCTGCCTGAAAGATCAAGATTTTACACGGAATTTTTGACCGAGGCCCTTCTGCGTGGCAATACCGAGAGCAGGTATAAAGCATATCAGATTGGGCTGGGCGGGAACAACAACCCCGGCTTTATCACAATTAACGAAGTTAGAAGCAAAGAGAACCTGCCGCCGGTACCACGAGGAGATGAGTTGTTTATGCCAAGTTACGGCGGCGGAGGTGATAGTAGTTTTTCGGCGTTGTTAAATACTGCATGGAAACGGATAGCAAATAAAGAAGTCGGGGCGGTACGTAAGGCGATCAAAAAGCCGTCGGAGTTTGTGCAGTGGGTGGATGATTTTTACGCAAAACATCAAGACTTTGCATTGAGCATACTTGGGCCAATATATGCGGCGGAACATAAAGAGTCTGTCGAGACTGACGTTGCGGGGTATATCGAAAAAAGAAAAGCGGAACTGAAGGCCGCGTTTGAATCGGAAAATGTTAATGCTCTTCTTGAAGAATGGGAGAGCGATAATCAGGGAGCTTGCTATGAATAAAATTAAACTGTTTAAATCGCTGATCAAAGACCGTACCGCTGTGAGTTGGTACAAGATGGAAGTTAAGAACGATGTGGCTGATATTTATATTTACGATGAAATATCGTGGTATGGGGTCAGTGCCGAGCAGTTCGTTAAGGACCTGAACGCTATTGAGGCAAAGACTATTCGGCTGCATCTTAACACACCGGGCGGGAGTGTGTTTGACGGTATCGCGATCTATAACGCATTGAAACAGCACAAGGCGACGGTTGAAACTTATATTGAAGGTCTTGCGTCATCTATCGGATCAGTTATCGCCCTGGCGGGCGACAAGGTCTATATGGCTGACAACGCTTTCTTTATGATCC